TAATCGCAAGGCAAATGGCAAACCGCGCTAGGCAACTGGCGGATCATATCGGGAGGCAATCCTAATGGCTGCGCTTGATCTAAATGCAATTCGTGCTGTAATCGAAGGCCGCCTAGCGACTGAACTAGCCTTAGCGCCTGCTATTCCTGTTGTATTTCACAACATGGCATATACGCCCACACCAAGCAGCACATGGGTGCAATGCCAAGTTAGCTTTGGTAATAACAACTACGTCACGATGGGTACTGGCGCAGGTGCTAGCAATAGCGTGATCGGTGTTGCGGTAATTAATATCTTCTCAGCTAAAGGCGTCGGTCCAGGCGCCAGCCTGATCGTTGCAAAGAGAATCCGGGATTTGTACGTTAGAATCAATACATCAGGGGTTCGCTTTGATCCCCCAATAGGCCCAGAGGTGGTGGCCGCGCCGTCTCCCGAAGGGTACTTTCAAACCCAAGTCCGCTTGACCTTTGAAACCTTCGAGGATCTCTAACCATGGCCTTCTATCGCGGTGAGCAAGGTTCCGTCAAGTTTGACGATGCCGGCGTCACTACTGCTGTTATTGCCTCTACACGTTCATGGTCTATTACCATTGAAAAGGACGTACTAGAAACCACCGCTCTAGGTGCTACCTACAAAAGCAACGTAGGCGGCCTGATTGCTGGTTCTGGCACCGTCGAATTGATCTATACAGCCAGCAGTGCTGATGAAACAAACGTATTCATCAAGGCTGCTAACACCGCAACCGATCAAGGTGTTGCCGCCTTTGAGCTGTTTCTTGATACCACTGGCACCAAAAAGATTAGCTTTGTCGGTTTGATTACTTCTGCCGACTACGGCGCTACTGTTGGCGAATTGGAGGTTATTACCTGCAACTTCGTCACTAGCGGCACCATTACCCTCGGTATTTAACCATGGCTTTTTATCGCGGCGAACAAGGCACTGTCTTTTTTGACAAGGACAGCAGCGGCGGCATCTCCGAAATTGCTGCCGTACGATCCTGGTCTATGACCGTCGAGAAGGACGTACTAGAGACCACTGCCCAAGGCGCTACCTACAAGGCCAATATCGGCGGCTTGATCGCTGGTAGTGGCACCATGGAGGTGATGTACGATGCACCTAGTGCCGGCGATAAGCTGGACCTAATCAAGGATGTCAACACCGCTACCGATGAAGGCAATGCCTTTGTTGAGTTGTACCTTGATGAAACCGGCGGTAAAAAGATCACCGGTAGCATCGTGATTACGTCTACTGACTACAGTGCTACAGTAGGCGAGCTTGAAATGGTGACGATTAACTTCACCATGAACGGCACCATCACGACATCGATCTAATGCCTGCCACAATCCGCCCCGTTGACTTGCTCGCCGGGGCTTTTGATCTCAACCAGCGCCGCCGGTTTAATATCAAGAAAGAAGATGGCAGCATTGTGCTGTCGTTGTATTTCAAGCCGATCACCCGCGCTGATCGCAAGCGTGCTACTGGCTTAGCATCCAGCGAAGAGGCATTAGACATCAGCACCCAGATGCTATGTCATATGGCGGAGCTGGAAGATGGCACCAAAGCATTCGCGGCGGCTGATGCAGTTAAGCTCCAGCGCGAGCTGCCTGAATCAGTGCTAAACGAACTGGAGCTATTCCTGTTTGGGCTTGGTGCGGCTGAATCGCTGGAAGAAGCAAAAAACGACTAGAGGCCGATAGCTGGCTTTACTTTGAAATGTTTCTAGCTACTGAGTTAGGCATGACAGTAAGCCGGCTTCGGCAGGAACTCACTGATGCAGAGTTCATCCATTTTGCCGCTTACTATGAGGTAAAAGGTAAACGCGAACGGCAAGAAATGGATAAAGCAAAACAGCGCCGCTAGACTGGTAAAAAGGTCGGTCTAGCAGTGGCTGTTTCTGTTCTCGATATTCAGGTAAACAGCCAAGGTGCTGTACGCAACCTAAATCAGGTTGGTGCAGCATCTAAGGCAACGGAAGGTGCGGTGAATGGAGTAAGAAATGCTGTAACAGGGCTAGTAGGTGCCTTCACTGCTGCACAGGCGATTAAATTTGTTTTCGCAAAAGCATCTGAACTTGAGACACAGACCAAAAGCCTAGAAGTTTTAACCGGCAGCGTACAGAAAGCAAAATCAATAATTGCAGAACTTCAGGCGCTTGGTGCGGTAACACCATTCACCAGCACCGAACTAATTGATGCTGCAAAGAGGTTAAATGCGTTTGGTGTTGCGGGTGACAAGGTAGTTGAAACCACCAGACGGCTTGCTGATGTAGCTGGCGCAACTGGTGCCGAGCTGCAAGGACTGGTAACTGCCTACGGCCAAGTGCAGGCTAAAGGCCGGCTGCAAGGCGAAGAGCTGTTGCAATTCCAAGAGCGTGGTATTGCGCTTCAAGATGAATTGCGGAAGATGTATGGGATGACTGGAGAAGAGTTCCAGAAAGCACTAAGCAAAGGTCGCATCAGTGCAGAGGCAGTAGAAGTAGCCATTAAGCGGCTTACTGATGCCGGCGGTAAGTATGCCAATGGTGCTATTGCGCAAAGCGAAACATTACAAGGTAAATTTAGTACGCTTACAGATGGTGTAGAGCAGCTTGCTCGGACTATTGGCACAGTTTTAGCGCCAGCATTAAAAGCAATTCTTACCCAAGCAATACAAACACTTGATGCAATAAATAACGTATTAGCGGCTGGTCGTGGCGGTGGAATTACAAGAAATCTTGCTGGCGCAAATACAGCTATTAGCCTTGGAGCAACATCTGATGGAATTGATCGTATCGCTAAAGGTCTTGGTCAAATTAGTAATCAAAAAAACAAAGCTGGCATTCAACAAAATTTACAGGCGCTTGCAATTACCAAGCAACTCTTCAACGCATTGGCGCGGAAGATCCAAATGCTAATCGAGCTGTTCAGTTGCAAGGCGTTATTCAGCAGAAAATCCAGCAAAACTTAGATGCACAAAAGCAATTCAATGCGACTAGGGCCAATTTAACTAAGCCGGCTGGGGTACCTGCACTATTAGGCGAGACTGGCGCAGCCAAACCTAAGAAAGATACTGCCGCAGATAAGGCAGCCAAAGCAGCAGCAGACGAAGCAGCACGCCTTAAAAACGCACTTGGCGGCCTTGGGATTGAATATAGCCTTAAAAAGCAAATCTACGGGATTGATAACAAGATATTTGAGGCCAACTTAAGAAACGATAAATCAACAGCAATCAGGCTAGAAGGAGAGAAGAAGCTTGCCGAAATTAACGCAAGTATTGCAAAGCTAGAGTTTGATAAACTTACTCCGCTTGAAAAGCAAGGCAAGATTGCATCATTGCTAGTAGACAAAACTATTGCGCAACGTGATACGCAACAACAACTCATTACAAATCAAGTGCAAGTAGCGCAACAGGCTGAAGCTGCAATACGTCCGCTGATCGAAGAAGGTGTATTGTTGAAAGCTAAGCTTGGTGGTACGGAACAGCAATATCAAAAGGAACTGCTGATTAGGCAGATCCTAAAAGATAACCCTACGCTTCGCAGAGAAGAAGTTACGGCAATTGTAGAAAAAAATCAAGCATTGCAACAGCAGCTAACGCAAGCCGAGCAACTCAAAGCAGTATATTCCGACATCGGAATGACTATAAAGTCTGGCGTTGTTGATGCTATTCAAGGCGCAGTAGATGGCACCAAGAGCCTAGGTGAAGTTGCCGCTAGTGTATTAAATAACATTGCGAATAAGCTGCTAGATGTAGCGGTTAATATGGCGCTGTTTGGTGCGATGAGTGGCACCGGTACAGGCGGCGGATTGCTTGGCGGATTGTTCAAACGTGCTCAAGGCGGCCCTGTAAGCGCCGGCACGCCGTACATGGTAGGTGAGCGCGGCCCGGAGCTGTTCATGCCTTCCAGGGGCGGCAGCATCATCCCTAACAACGCCTTAGGCGGTGGCAGCACCAACGTGGTGGTCAATGTTGATGCAAGTGGCTCCAACGTGCAGGGTGACCAAGCGCAAGGCAAGCAGCTTGGTGTTGCCATATCGGCTGCTGTGCAGGCAGAATTAGTGAAGCAGAAACGCCCTGGAGGACTTCTTGCGTAATGGCAACATTCCCTAGCATCACGCCTACCTACGGCGCACAGAAAACAAACCAGCCCAAGGTGCGGCAGGTGCAATTTGGTGATGGTTATTCCCAGCGGCTAACAGTTGGCCTAAATCAAAACCCTAAGGTATGGAGCCTGACATGGGAAGTATCAGAGGCTAATGCAGATACCATTGAAACATTCCTTGATGCACGCGCTGCTGATAGCGAATCATTTACATGGACACCACCGGACGAAGCTACTGCCTATAAATGGATATGTTATGATTGGTCTAAGTCTATTCCGTATCTAAACCGCGCTACAATCCAAGCAACCTTCACCCAAGTCTTCGAGCCATGAGCACCATCGTCACCCGATCCGGTAAAGGCAGCCCGCTCACGCACGTTGAAGTGGATGCTAACTTCACCAACCTCAACACGGACAAGGCTGGTTACATCACCGGCGAAGGCGGTACGGTAACGCAGGCAACAAGCAAGGCGACTGCCGTCACGCTTAACAAGAAGTGCGGCCAGATCACAATGAACGCTGCATCACTGGCGGCGGCTA